CAGCCTAACAGAGAACTGATGAATCCCACCACTTCGTGGCAGGTTTTAGCGTAAGGTCGCCACCTGTTATGAAGTTGGGAAAGCTTGAAGTCAACATTGACTTAGCTTGAGTCGGATCAACACACTTCCTCCAACTATCATTGAGGATCGACAGAACAGTCGAATAGCGTTGTTGTCTAAGGAGTACCTCAACTCTCTTAGTTTCCGATTCATTTAGTCTCACATACAAATTTTCTCTGTCGTGCTTTAAGTCGAGTAGTACAAGGGCTAGATCGGTTTTCTTGATCTTTACCTGTGAGGCTACATCCTTAAAGTGCAAATACTGGGGCTTTCGGCCCTTCTCTCCGCGCATGACACGCCGTCTGATTTCGATCTGGGATCTGGCAAAAGTAAGTATCTCCTCACAAGATACACCTTGAGGAGCACCCTTGCTAGACTTTAGCACCTTTCTAAGATCAGCGATTATTGGATCAGAATCCATCTTCAATAATCGCGTAGGTCCATGTCTTAGATAGTTGTGTACAGTCGCAAGAGTAGGCTTACCAAAACCACCTCCGCCTTGTCGGAATGTTCCAGGCGTACCCGGAATGCAGAGAGATTTATAAACCCTCAGGGCAGTTCGTCTAACGACCTTAAGAGTAGAGGTTGATCGTGATATCATTAATAGATCAGCCGCGCTGAGTCTACCTTTTCTGCCTGACAGGGATTTTGTACCTGTACTTTCTGCGATACGGAATAGCTCCGTTGCCCATGCCTTAGGACCCTTACGGGTCACTAATCTTTCACAGAACACGCCATGTTCCTCGGCTGTGTAGGACTTTTGTTCATTTATTAATAGTCCTAAAGAAGCAATAGTCTCTTTATATGCTTTGATCTCGGCGTCGGTCCATAGACCGATAAGATCGTCGCCACAAATTGCATAAGACCCTTTCTTTGCAGCTGTTTCTGCTGCAAAGGCATTAAGTATGCATAGCACAGTCCATCCCGGACCGACTCCCATTAACGCTCCACAAGTAGCAGGCTTGGAGATTGTCTCCCCTGTTACTGGTTTTGTATATTGAATGTCGTGAGGTTGGAAACATATGTCGACAGCCTTTGAGTACCAATCAGGCATATCGGCTACGTTCGATCTTAGACGATTCAATACGAATTTGGATAACGTTATTGAGATGGGGTCAGTGGACTTTGCTAGGTCGGCT